GCCGTTTTGCCACGCCATCGAAATCGCCACACCCTTGCGGATGCGGTTACGCGTTACCGGCTGCTGAAGAGCAATTGCAGAAACAAAACCCATGCGACTTATTTCCTTTGTGAAGAGATGGAGCTGCACCGACTTTACCCGGCAGGTTATCCGCGAGCCGCGAGCATCGCACCAGTGATCGAGCCGCAGATGATGATTCCGAGCGCTGCGCTGAACACTCGCGCGCCCACGCTGCGCGCCGTTTCAGCGAGAAAAGCCTTCCGGCACTTGAACCCGTAGTCTGCGTTTTTCATCTCGATCCCCTTGTCTGTTTGCTGCGTCTCAGTGGGATCAATCTTAAAACACTTTATCTACGAGGTACAAGTGTTTTTTATCCAACAGGTATCTTTTTTACCTCGTCGTCCGCAAGGTGCGCCGCGAGCCATGCCGTGAACTTCGCGTCACCGGCCGTCTGAATCTTGCGCAGGACGTGCCAAATGCCCCGGCAGTGCGGGTGAACGGTCCCGGCGGGAACCCACCAAAGCTCTTCGGGCGTGCGCTCGATCAGCTCGTCGCCTACGCGCTTGCGCCTCGCCGACGATCGGCCGATGTTCGTCTTGCCGGGCCATACGTCCGTCTCGCCGTTCTTGTTCGGATCGTTCGCCGCGACCACCGTCATGACGCGACCGTTGATCTTTCTGCAGAACGAGCACGCGCCGTGATAAATCTCGATGCGCTTGACCTTCGAGCCGAGCGGCAGCGACGCGATGAACCCCTGATTCGCGCACTCACCGGCTTCCGTCACGGCGATGCGCCGCCAGTCACGATTGAGCGTCGCGAAGTCATCGAGCAGGGTTTGCTGAAGCTTGCTCATCGCGTAGGCGTCGCCCTGCTGCTGGCGCGACACCGCTTCGAGCACCGTCGCCTTCATCCGATGGCGCGTCGCGTCGCTGAGCTGCTGGACGTTCTCACACGCGCGCAAGCTGCCGTACTCCATCACCGAGTCGAAGAGCTTCTGCCCGCCGAACAGATCGCGCGCCTCGGCATACGACTGCGGCATCGCTTCGAGCACGCGCGCGGCGGCCGCTTCCGGAATCGTCTGGACGATGGTTTGCGCCTTGCCCATGAGCGCGGCGCGCACCGCGAGCGCCGTCGCCTGCTTCTGCAAGTCCGTGAGCGGCAGATAGCGCTGCACGAGATAGTCGATCAGCAAGCCCCACTCTTCGAGCCCGAACTGCGCGCGCGACAGGCTCGACAGGTAGAGCTCGACCAGATCCATCTCGGCGGGCGTCCACTGCGCATAGAGCGCGGGCTGCGGCTTCTCGACCGGCCCGGCGCTCGGCTGCTGGCGCTGGCCTTCGATCCACGCATTGAGCTCGGCCTGCACGTCGGAAAGCATCGTCAAGCCCTTCGTCGTGAAGAGCTCGATCAGGTGGCGCACGAACGGCGAGTCGTGCGGCTTCCAGATGCCGTCGTCCGCGCCATCCTCGCCGCTCATTGCCTTCGAGAAGAGCTCCAGCGCGTGATTTGTGCAGCCGCACGAAACCGGGCCGATGTCGAGAAGGAGCGCCCTCACGCTTGAGCAGCTCCGTCGTGGTGGCCCTTCACTTCGTGCCAATGCACGCGATGCTCGCGACCCGACTTGTCCGACACCGTGCAGCCATCCTCGCCGGATGCCGTCACCTTGCCCGCGCCCTTGAACTCGCCCGCGTGAAACGCGACATGGTGGCCCGCCTCGACGTTGTGCGGGCCGAACTCAGCGTCGCCCTCGCCTTCGCCGGGCTCCGGCTTCTCCGCGCCTTCCGCACCCGCGCCGGGCTCGCCTTGCGGCTTTTCCTGCCCTTGCTGCGGCTTCTGCGGTTGCTGCGGCTTCTGGCTCGGCTCCGGCTTCACGGCGCCGCCCGCAGGCTCTTGCGCCTCTTCGCCGGGCTTCTTGCCGAGTTGCTCGTCATCGGCCGGACGGATCGACTTGATGAACAGGATTTTGGTCATGGGGTAACTCCAGTGGGATCAGGTTGAATGCCAAACTTGGCGAGAAGCGCGGCGAGCAGCGCTTCGGTGCGCGCCGTGCGTTCGATGAGCTGGTGGATCAGCGCCGTGAGCTCGGCGCCCGCACGGCCCGCTTCGAGCGTCGCCACAAGCAGCGGCTCCAGGTCGTCAGGCGTCGCGACCGAGCCGAGCTCGAACGACTTCACGAGCGGCTCGCGTGGATCAGACTCAGGAATGCGGCCGTTGATGTAGACGCGCTTGCCCGATTCATCCTCGGCGATCGAGCCGTCTTCGCCCTTGTCGATGACGACGAGCTTGCGCTGCGCGCGCGCCTTGTGACCGAGCACCGATTCCCACCGGACCTTGAGCGGCTCCGGCACGGATTCATGGCTCACCTGCACGCCGTGCTGACCGACCGCGACTACGCGGCCGCTTGCTACACCGTGCTCCGGATGCTGGAAGTACAGATCGTCGCCCTCGACCACGCTGTGCGGCTGCTTCACGTTGAATTCGCGCGGCATCAGTCCTCCAGCGAGTAGATGACGGGCAGCGCCTTGCCGAAGTCCTCTTCGTCCGGTGCGCCGAAGTCCGCGGGCTCGGCCGGAACGGTATCGCCCGGCGCCGCGTCGCCTGCTGCTGGATCACCCGAGCTCGCGACGTCACCCGGCTTACCCGCGTCGCCCACGGCGTCAGGCTTGCCGAAGTCCGGTTGCGGATCATCGCCCTTGCCGAAGTCGTCCGGCTGGCCCTTGCCGAAGTCACCATCGCCCGGCTTTTCGCCGTCAGGTGCGCCCGGTGCGCCGTCGCCCGGCTGGCCGAAGTCGCCTTCCTGCTGCGGCTGCTGCGACTGCTGATACAGGCTGACGAGCTGCGCATTGAGCGGAGCGCCGCCGATGAGCGGTTGCGGATGCGGATCGTAGCTTTCTTCGGAGCGCATCTCATCGACCGTCAGGATCAGCTTTTTCTTCTCGAACTTGCGATCGGCGTCCTCCGGATCGCGCCCGGTCCACCGGAACACGAACTTGTCGGAGAAGTCGCTGATGATGTAGTCGGTCAGCACGCCTTCCGCGTGCGAGAGCAGCGGCATCAAGCCGGAGTCCTTCGACGCGGCGAGCTTCTCGCCAGTGTCCGATCCAGAGAGCGCCGACGTGCTGCCGCCGGAGAACGCGTCGAAGTTGATTTCCGCCGGGCTCATGCCGTAGATCGCGCAGATGATCGACGTGAGGAACGTCATCCACTTCGCGAAATACATCTCGTTATAGTCCACGCCGAACTTCTCGAAGCCCGCGCGCGAGTCCTGATCCTTCGACACCATGACGGGCAACGACCACGCATTGTTGATGCCCTTGACCATCGAATTCCAATAGCGTTTGAAGCTCGCGATATCGTCCTGCGTGTAGTTGCCGGACAGATGCAAGAGCCCCTTCGGGATGGCGTTCGAGTCGAAGCCCTTGATGTTATAGGTGAGCGCATTCAGGAAGCCCGTCACCACGCGAATGAGCAGCTCCGTCTCGGAGATGCCATAGCCCGACGCGTTCACGTCCGTGCGCGGATTGCGCGGCTCGTAGATCAGATCGTCAAAGGTGTACGCCGTCGAGATGCGGCCCTGCACCACCTGCAGCGCGAAAACCTCGTCGTCGCCCTCATAGCCGTCTTCCGTGCAAAGGCGGATCGTCGCACCGTCCACGGCGTAGAAGCCGTCGATGCCGAGCGCCTTGTCGCGCTTCCATTCGAGCTCGATCGGCGCGGAGTCCATCGCGAGCGTGTCGCGCGTCCACTTCGCCATGAACTGGCTGAACGCGTCGCGGCGCAGTGCCTTGCGTCGGCGCGGCTTGAACTCCCACCCGCAATTCGTCATGAAGCGGTTGAGCAGCTGGATCGACTCGCGCTCGCTATCGGTGAGCCTATGGTGCTTGTCAACGTGCCGAATCTCGAAACCCGGCTTGTCGTCGCCCGACTCGGCGATGCGGCAAAAGCGCTGTACTTGGCGGATGCGCGTGAGAATGACCGCGTTCAGAATCGGCGTCTGATCCACCATCGCACGCAGCGAGTCGAACGAGAGCGCGCCCGGCCGGTCCCAATACTGGCCTTGCAGCTGCACTTGCCACTCATCGAGGATGACGGATTGGACGCCCGGCTCACCGTCGCGCGAGCGCTTCGACGGGAACGGCACGACGTTCGGATTGATCGCCTTGTTCATGTCGGCTTCCGCGAAGCCGTCTTGAATGAACGAGATGACGTCGCGCACCGCGTCGTCGGGTAGCAGATTCGAGATTGCTGAAGGCGCATGAGCCTTGTGGAGCTGCGCGAGCGCTTCCCCGCGCTCATCGGCGGGCGCGCTGGCGTCAAACGCCACGTTTTCGGCTTTGCTCATTGGATTCCTCCTGTATGGGAGGAACCTTCGCATCACGACCAGACAGCAAAAAGCCCGCGCGTGGCGGGCTTTGGATCAGGCTTTTTCGATGTTCCGTCGCGCTTCGAGTAGCGATCGGTTGATGGCTTCGGTCAGTGTGCTCGCGTAACCGCGCTCGATCAGCTCGTCAGATGCGCGCACCGCCTCAGGCTGGATCGTGACCGTCGTGCGCTTGCCGCCGTCCTGAATGACCTTGTCCCGGTGCTTCGCGACGCGATCGGCCGCGCTGACTCTCTCTCTTCTCTCGATCATCGACCTTCCTCAATTGCCGGTCGAGCCGAAACCTCCCGCACCACGCGCCGTTTCACTGAGCTCGACCACCGGCTCGAATTCTACCCGGTCCACCGGCACGATCATCGCCTGAGCGATACGATCGCCCGCGACTGGACGACGCCAGCCCGCCGAGCCGTCGCGGCGCAGGCTCACCATGATCGGGCCGCGATAATCCGAATCGATGACTCCAGTTCCGTTACTCAGGCGCACGCCATCCTTGAAGCCGTGGCCGCTGCGCGAGTAGATCATCATGGCATGGCGCGGCGGAATCTCGAAGGACAGCCCGATCGCGTAGACGAACGCCATCGGATCGCTCGGATGCTGCTCACCGTTATCGACCGCCGTCAAATCGAAGCACGCGGCGCCCGGCGTCGCGTAGATCGGCTCGACCGCGAGCGGATTGGTCTTCTTGAACTTGACTTTCATGTTTCCTCGTTTTGATTTCACGGCGCCTCACCGGGCGCCTGTCACGCGGGCTCGCCGTCGAACAGCGAACGAACCGCAGAAGCATCGCGCAGCACGAGCCGCGCCGCTGCCCACACAACCACCACGGCGCCAGCCATACAGGCGACCACCGCTAAAACCTCATTGCTCACACAACCCCCACAGTCGCCCCATCGGCGACAGTCGCCGTCGATGGATGCCGATACCAGTCATAGTCGCTTTGCAGCCCTTCAATACGATGCGGCTTGAACGCGGGCTCGTTGTACTCCACGGCTCCAAGCGGCGTCACCGTCGCGCCGCGCGCACGCGCACCAGCACGCAAACCCGGCCCGAACGTCTCAGGAAATTTCAGCGAACGCTCGCCGTTCGCCCACGTCACGAGAAAAGCACACGGCACCATGTCAGCCCCCGCAAGCCCGCGACGCGCGCCTGAGCGCCTTCGCCGCGATCCACAGCACGCCCATGATCGGCAGCGTCACCACTGCGCGCACGGCCCACCCCGCCAGCTTGAGCACGCGCATCACGCACCCCCGAAGAACGCCGCGACCATCGGATCGCGCCGGATGACCGGCGGCGTCGAATTCGTGCGCACGAACTGCGAGTAGACGCGCACCGGCATGAGCCCGAAGACGCCCACCGCGAGCGCGGCGCCACTGCCCGACTCAGGCTCGTCGTCCTCACACAGCGCGTAGGTGAATTCCGGCTGACCCACGCCGTCGATCACGCTCCCATCCTGTCGCACGAGCTCCAGGTCATCGACCAGATGCGCCACGTAGCGCCGGGCCGTATAGACCGAGCACTTGGCCGCTTCGGCGATCTGCGCGACCGTCATCGGGCCGGTTTCCTGCATCTCGTCAAGGATCATGTCGATGCGTTGCTTTGCTGCATTGGAGCCAAACGTCGGATTCGTCATATCTCTCTCAGGTAAACCACTTTACCGGCCTTGCTGCTGGTTAACCCCTAGCGCTCAGCCTTTACAGGAACCACTTTCGCTTATTACGGTGCAAAACCGCATATCCGTATGTTAGGCACTAACGGATAAATTGTCAACCTGAGAGATAAATTTTTCTAAACCTGTAAATCGAGTGAATGTTCTGACAAATTGACCGATCGGTCAGAATCGTATTCAGTGAATTTCCTTGCTCTGGAGCTCATCGATCAGGAGCAGCACCGCATCCATGTTGCCGCCGTTTGCGCGCAGCAAATCGCGCACTTCCTTGAACGCTTCAAGGCGCGCACAGGCCTTTGCCGCCGAGAGTTCAGCATCGCGCGTGGCGTGAAAGGCTTCCAATTCGCCAAGGAGCAATTGGACTTCTTCGTTGAGGATTTCGGGGGAGTTGAGTCGTTCGTGCGGCATGTTGGCGTGCGAGTTGGCTACTTTTTGTCCGGGGCTAGGATAGTTTTTTGGCTACGCTATCGCGTCGGTAAGTTGTGCGTCTTACGTCACACAATTTACCCAAGGGGTGCATATTACGCCCGCTGTATATGAAAAGCCATGTTTCATCTCGAAACATTTTTTTCGCAAATGTTTGCGAGGAATATTGCGCCGGGCTTCCAACTGTATTATGCGTATAACTCACACCCGGGATCAGTACGATTTACCGTAAAGCCTCGTAAGGTACAGCCGCGCCCGTCGAACGACGAGCACGCGCCGCACGTCCCGGCCTGCCCGTTCACTTTCGCCAGAATGTTCTCCATGCCGGTATCGACCATCTGCGCGACTTCAGTCGGCAAGCCGTGCATCGAGCGCACAATCTCGATCTTCGACTGATACCCCTGATACTCCGGCAGAATGAATTGCGTGCGCCCGAAGTCGCCGCACAGCGCGTAGGCGTACACCGCCGCGTCGAGCAAGTCGTCATGCTCGCAGTCCGGCCCGAACGCGAGCATCTCTTCCACGAAGTACGTCGGCAGCGTCTCGTTGTGCCACACGAGCCCGTTTTCGTAGCGCGTGATAAGCCCCTGCGCACGCGTGAATTTATCCTTGTCCGGCCGAACCTGCCGAACCGGCAGATCAGTCGAGCGCAGCAGCTCTTCGACCACCGCCGCCTGATACTGCACCGCCTCGATCGCAATCTCTTCGGGCCGGTAGCGCGCGGCCTTCTCCTTGATGAACGTGAGCGCGTCGCGGAAACCCACGCGGCGCCGCTCGGCGTCCACGATCCACACACGCCCCTCCGGATCGACGCCGACCGTCACAATCGCCGTGTAGTCGGCGTTTTGCTTCATGCTGATCGCCAAGTCCACGCCTTGATACAGACGCATGCCGCGCGGCGCCTGCCCGACGTGAATGTGCTCGGCCTTGATGAAGGTACCGGCGAAGGAAACGAACTGAGCGTCGAATTCCTGCATCGCCACGAGGCGCGGCAGCCCCTCCTTCATCTTCTCGACGTCGCGCACCGAGATATGCGGGTTCGTCGTCGTCGGCAGCTGCCAGCTCATCCATTCGTCGTCGCGATTGGGATTGGCCGGGTTGCCCTTGTCGAAGAGCTTTTTGAAGTAGTTGTCGCCCTTGGGCGTCGAGAAGAACCACGCCTCACCGCGAAAGTCGAGCAAGAGCGGCTGGATCGTCTGTTCCCACGCCTCTTCGAGCCGCTTAATCATCGCGGCCTCATCGACCACGGCGACGGCGAATTTGCGGCCCCGCGACGCGTCTGGATCATCGAGCGAATAGCACTCGACCGAACCGCCGGTAATCAGGTCCAGGCGCTTGTTCTGTTCGGACTTCTGCGCCGTCACGTCCTTGAGCGTGCGGCAGAGCGTTCGCCAGCTCTCAAGCATCGTCTGATAGGTCGGCGCGTACAGCGCGACCGGATAGCCGTTGAGCGCGCCCTTCTGGTTAGGGCCGTCGAGCAGGATTTCTTGCGCGAGGAACGTCTTGCCGAAGCGGCGCCCGCAGACAGGGACGTTATAGCGGCGGGACTCGCGCATGAGCTTGCGCTGCCCGTCGTGCAGAATAGGAAGGGTTACTTTGTAGGCCATGACGCCACGGTGGCGTCACGACACAATGAAAAACGCCGCTTCTCGAGCGGCGTCGTGTATCAGAAGAGCTTGCCCGGCGGCGCCTTGGGCTTGGGCGCTGGTCCCGCGCCGAGCGCTTCAGCGACGGCATGATCGGCGCTCATGTTGAGCAGCGAGTAAAGCCGATCGCGCGGCACGAGATTGAGCGCCTGCGCTTCCCATCCCATATCGACGGGCGTGCCGCCGACGCGCCGCGCCATGTAGTAGCGGGCGACCGACGTCGTTTTCTCGAAGTCGCCGAGAAAGCCGAGAATCTCGACCTTCAGCCCCGTCTCTTCGTAGGCTTCCTTGATCGCGTTCGCCTGAAGCGACAACTCAGGTTCCGCTTGCCCCTTCGGGAACGTCTGGTGATAGCCGCCGAACCGGTTGGTCGGGCTCATGAGCCAGTAGCGGCCGTCAGGCTCCACGACAACGACGCCCGAGGCGGCCGTCTTTTTGCCGGGCAGCTGCATTTGCGGCTCTTCGATATCCTTCTGACCGGCGACGTCGGCCCACCCTTCGGTCGTCGTCGGCGCATCGGTCCACGCCTTGAACGGCACGCCGTTGAGCGCACGCGGCATGCCTTCCATGCCGGGCGTGAACGTCGCGACCGCTTCCGGGTTGCGCACGCTCGCCGCGTCGGTCGCCTTGTGCGGATAGCGCACGCGCACCTGCTTGCCCTTGTCATCGAGCTTCGGGTGCCAGTGCGCATTCGAGGCTTCAGACGGCTTCGAGTCGATCGGCTTTTGCGACGAGTAAGGCCAGCCCTTCGCCTTTCCCTCTCCCCCGAAATACGCATTCTCGGCGGCCTTCGTGCCGGACCACTTCGCGGGTTGCTTCGTGGCGGCCGCGCGCTTGTCGTCGTGCGGCTTGACGAACGTGCCGTCTTTCTTCGTGTAGCCGGGAATGTGCGATTTGAGAAAGAGGATCAGTCCCATGATGTGCCTTGTCGTTATATGGGATCAGTGTCGGCTCACGACTTGCGAGCAGGCGCCTTGCGTGCGGCCGTCTTGCGCGCGGGCGCACGCGTCGCCACCGGCACGCCATCCGTATCGTCATCGCCCCACAGCGAGAGCGCCCGGCGCCCCGTATCGCGTGCATACGGCGGAATCTCTTGCAGATCGGCCATGACGTGCCACACGCGATTACACGCCGTGTGCAGCCGGTCGTTCTTGATCGAGTTTTTGAAATTCGGGTAGTTGATATCCATGAGCTGCTTGGAAATCACCCCCGCGACGATCGTGCGATGGATGACGGCGCGATACAGGTAGTCGCGGCCGGGCGTGCGCTCGACCGTGACCGTGACGTCCTTGAAGACGCGCTCGATATCGCCCTTGCGACGTGCGCGCACCTTCAGGTTCGCGGCGTCGCCTGGAATCGAAACGACGGAGAGGAATGCGTCAGAGAGAGTGAGCCACATGGTCTTTTCCTTGTTTTGTGTTAGTGGCTACACTTTACCTCATCATTTACCTATTGGGTAAATTATTTTTGCATCATCGAATCCCGAGCAACATCGCCACGACACTGTCGAGCACGTCACGAAGCCGCTTCCCGGCTTGCTCATCGGTCATCTCGCCGTTCTCGACGGCTTCCGACGAGCGCACCACGTTACGAGCCAGCCAGATAAAGAGCGCCTTTCCCTCATCGTCGTACTGAGCGGCATCGCTGCACAGCACGCGGATTTTCGAGCCGAGCCGGATCGGGTTGTTCCACGGCTGCGCGGCGAACTCGGCATTGCGCCCCATGAAAATGTCACCGAAGTGGCCCGCGAGCGCCTCGATGCGCTCGATCGGCTTGTCCGCGCCGGGCTTGCCGCTGTGGAAGTCCTTGCGCACGCCGATCACGTCCTGCGCGAACTCGGTCACGAGCCGGTTCACCACATTGAAATCCCCGAGCGAAGGCTTCCCGCCCGGGTTGCCTTCGAATACCAGTCCTGCGAGCGGGTTCATCTTTTGCCTCACTTCAAAATAGTGTCGATATACGTCTGGTCCGGCGGGAGCATCAGCACTTCGAGACGGAACGACTCTCCTTCCATCTTGCGGCTGAGCACCATGAAGCGCGCGCCCGGAAGCGTCGTAATCTCCATCTCGCCAGAAAACGAGCCCGAACCGAATGTGTCGATCGCCTTCGCGCCCGGCGCATAGTGGATCGTCATGCAATGCGAGCCGAAGCCCTTCGTGCCAGTCGGACTCATCGAGCAGCACATCGAGCCCGGGTTTTGGAACACCAGACCCTCGGACGACTTCATGAACTGATCGATCATCTCCTGATCCATCGAAATCCACTTAGTGATCGTCGTTCCGGCCGGTTTGGTCTGCGCGGCCGCATACAGATCGTGCAGAATCGGCCGCGTGGCCTTGCCGTGCGAGTCCGTGTCCTTGCCTTCGCGGTAGGCGTTATTGTAGCTGCCGGTCGCCTGCACACTTTTGATGAAGTGCTTGACGTTGGCGTTATATTTCTCGTAGAGCTTGTAGCCCGCCTCCTTGATGCCTGGAATTTTGACGGCGCTCTTCGTCTCCTTCGGCTTGAACTTATTCCATGCGCTTTCCATGCCGAGCGCGATCCAGAAGCCGAGCTTCTCGTTGGCCGGAACGTGATGCACCGACTTGCCGAACAGGTGCGGCTTGAACGACTCGGAGAGCGCCTTAATGTCTTCCGAGACGTGCTCGTCAAACGCCTTGAGCGGCGCGGGCGGGAACGCAATGAGCTCCAGCGTCGCGCAGCACGCTTCCCAAAATTCCTTGACGTGCTTCGACGGGTGCTCAACGATCGACTTCATGCCGATCGACGCGCCGGTTTCCTTGTCGAATGCCTCGTACTGGTATTTCTGAAGCGCGATCAGATCGCCCTTCTTCGCGAACTCCAGCACGTCGGCCTGATCCTTCGCGTTCGCCGCATTGACGTGCGTCTTGCTCGACAGCCCTTGGCCTTGCCCCTTGTAGTTGTGGAAGTCGAGCGGCTTCGGCAGCTGCGCCGCATCGACCTTCAGCTTGCGTAGGTCCGGCTTTGCTTCCGGCGCGGCGGGCGCGGCGGGCGAAACTTCCTTCGCGGCGACAATCTTCGGTGCGGCCGTCGCGGGTGCTTCGCCCGAACCGACCGCGTTCGCGCCGACAACAGCCTCGTAGAGCGCCTTGGCGTACTTCGCCATGAGCTCGGCATTCGTCCCGTACTTGGAGTCCGCTGAGTTGATTACCTTGAAGCCCGCGATCTTGACCATGTCACCCTTGGTCGCGATCTTCTTTTTGAGCCCTTCAGCCCCTTGCGTCTCGGCGATCAGCTTGAGCTCCTTGCACTTCGCCGCGTATTTGATCTTGCCGGTGCCCGCCTCCATCTTCGGAACCGGCACTTGCGCGACGAGCGTCTTCACGTCCACGGCAGGCGCGGCGGCAGGCGTCGGCGCGGGCGTGGGCGCCACGGCTTGAGCGACTGGCGCGGGCTCCGGCGCCGTCTCTTTCACGCTCGCGATACCTGGCGCCGTCGCACTCTGGATCGGAAGCTTTGAGAGAACGTCCGCGCGGCGCTCGACCAGCTTTGCGGCGAGCTTGAGCTTCTCCGCTTCGTCGCCCGGGCCGTACTTCTCGCACAGCGCCGTGATCGTCTCCGGAGACACGGCCGCGACCTTCTTCATCGACTCGTGGATCTGCGCGTCCGTCAGCCCCTTGAAGGCGTGCGCCGCATAGACGTTCGTGCCGTCCTTCAGCGAGTTGAGCTCGCCGACCGTCTTGCCGAACGCGTCGCCCTTCGGTGCGCCCATCGCGCGGTAGAGCAGCGCCCCGCCGACGTCGAGCCGCACGGCGTGCCCGTTCGGCTTGATCTGCATGTTGTCGTAACCGGTGCCGACCACGTCCCAATTCGCGAGCCACGCATCGACCGCGAAGCCTTCGGCCACGCCCGGCGCACCGGCCGCGAGCGCCGACGAATCCTTCTTCACGCCGTCGATGATCTTGCTCGCGATGCCGACCTTGCCGCCTAGCGTGATGAGCTTGAGCTCCGGCACTTCGATACCGGCGGCCTCGTAGAGCTTCGCCGCGAGCAGCTCGTTCTTCGTGTGTGCTTCCGACGCCGGGAACTTGCAGTACCACTTCTGGCCGTGCTCGTCCGCGTATTCGCCACCCTCGTTCGAACCCTTCTGTCCGCCCGTCTTGGTCCAGCCGTCGATCGACTCCGGCGCATCCGGCGCGGCTGCCGGTGCGGCGGGTGCCTCCGGCGCGGGCGCGGCCTCCGCCGGTTGCTCGGCCTGCGCGTGCGGCGTGGCGAGCTGCTTGGCGTACTGGATCAGCGCCTTGCTATTCGGCGACGTGCCCGCCCACGTCTTCGAGTCCTCGTTCATCATCGCGAGCACGGCCGCCGAGTCGCCCTTCTCGACCAGCGCCTTCACCTTGGCCGCGACCTTCTTGTAGTACTCGACCGTCTTGCCGGTGAACGTCGGCTCGGCCGCGTCGCCGCTCGGCTCGTCGCCGCCGACCTTGTGCCAGCGGCCGTTCTTCAGCACGTAGGTGACGCCGTTCTCGACCTTCGTGTCGCCTTCTTTCGGCCCCTCTTCCTGCGTGGTCGGGAACGACGATTCACTCTCCGGATGCCCGAGGTACGCGAGCGAGTCCTTCACGTACTGGCCGTATTTGCCGATCGGCGAACCCTTCGCCGCTGTTGGGCTCACCTTGTCCAGCTCGTTCTTCAGCCCGGCCGCGTCGCCTGCATTGAGCATCGTCTCGGCGCCATCGACCAAGCCCTGCACGAACGGGTTATTCTCGAACTGCGGCTTTTCCGGCTTCGGCGCGGCGCCCGCGCTGGCGGCTTGGTGCGCCTCCAGCTTCTTCACCAGATTGCCGATCCAAGCGTGCGTCGCTGTACCACCCGCCTGCCAGCTGAGCAGGTTCTTCAGCTTTGCCAGATCGCCGGACTTCGCGAAGGACACCGCCTTGAGGGCCGCCGCCTTGTCTACGGCATTCGGAGGATCGCTGATCGCGTCATCGGGCAAACCGAGCGACGGCTTGACGACTTGCGAGAGCGCAGTGTCGTGCAGATGCGCGAGATGATCCGCAATCTCGTCCTCGTCGTCGTCGGGGAAGTGATATTCGTGATATGACGTCAAGCCCGCCAATGCCTGTGCATAGGCTTTCTCGCCATTGGGCGACATTTCGGCAGCTTGATAAGCGGCAGCCTGTTCGGGCGTCGGAGTCTTGCCCTTGGAAATCGCCTCGACCCATCCATCGAGCGTCTCGTTCGACTGCGGCGCAGCGCTCGCGGCCTCACCCTTCCCGGCTTGCGCTTCGGCGAGCTTTTGCTTCGCGTAGGCGGCCGCGCCGAACTTCTCCTGCTGTTCGAGCGCGTTGGCGTAGTCTTTCAAGTCGTCAAACTCGCCGTCCTCCGCGAACGAGTCGATCGTATCTTTGTGATAGTCGCTCAGCCCATACTGCTTCTTGAGCCCGTTCAGGATCGAGATCGCTTGGCTGTACTTCGTCGGCTCGTCACCGTCGAGCTTCTCGGCATGCTTGATGTCGTATTCCGCGTTCGTCTTGATGCACGCTTCGAGCAGCGGCAGCGACGCAGCCTTTTGGTCGTCCGACATACCCTCCCACGTCGCCTGACCCTCCTTGATCCACTCGTCGTTCTTCGCCGCGATGCCGTACAGGAACGTCGTCGCATAGTGCGGGAAGGTATCTCCGAGCTCGTTCATCGCCTCGAAGTCCATGCCCTTCAAGCCTTCGACCTTCGCGGCAATCTCGTCCTTGACCTTCTTCAGCTCGTCGGACTGCGGCGTCGCTTCGGCAACCGGCGTCGGCTCAGGCGCGACGTCCTGCTTAGGCGGAGCTTGCTCAGGCGGGCTCGCGGGCGCTTCCGGCTGCGTAGCCTCAGGCGCGGGCGCGGCGGCCGCTTCTGCGGGCTGCTGTTCGAGCAGATCGCCCTGATCGGGATTGGACTGATACGCGGCGACTGCGGCCTTGTAGGCGTCGAGCTTGCCCGCCTTCTCGAACTCGGCTTCGGCCTTCGCTCGCTTCGCCGCGTCTTGTGCCAGGAACGCTTTCACCTGCGACGGGATCGGCGTCGCGCCGCTCAGGATGGCGACGCGGAACTTCGCGGCCCGGGCGCGCATGCTCGCGGCGTCCTGCAGCTCGGTCGCGTGCTTGAGCAGCACCGGCACCTTGTGCTCTTCAGGGAGCTCGTTGAACCATCCGTGCTTGGTCAGGTTCTTGTGCGCTTCCTTCTGCGTCGCCGAGCCTTGACCGGAGAGCACCTTGTGATCGTCGTGATCGTCGGAAACGTGGACGTGCGCATAGTGGCCCTGAACGACAGTGCCGTCATGCTTGGTGAACGTCGGGATCCACATCTCTTTTTTGGACGTGGCTTTAAGCAGGTCAATCTCGAACGGATTGACCATGAAGATGATGCGAGCGGTCACTGATGCCCCTCAGGTGAAGTGTCTGAGAGGCATCGTCGTGTCACGACGAGCCGCGTGGATCAGAATGTGGCGCGTGCTGGCTTAGGCTTTCGTCGCGGCGCTCGATGATGATCGTCGTCTTGCCCTTGTCATCGCCCTGATCCTGATCGATGCCCCACGCCTTGCGCTCGCCGTCTTGAATGATCTTCGTGGCTTCGGACGTGATCTTGCCGAGCTTGGCTTTGTCGAAGTCGTTTTCGGTAATCGCCTCGTTCACCAGCGAGCGCACGTCTTCCCACTCGGTGCGATGACGGCTCAGCAGCTCGGCGCGATGATCCACGGCGCGCGTGACGGCTTCAGCGCGGTCCTGTGGCGTCGGCAGCATGGCGGGAGGCGCGCGCTCGATCTTCGGCTTGTCGGCGGCGGCAGCGCCCTTCTTGCCGATCGGCGTGGGCGGAGCGCTCTTCTGATCGGCCGCCCGGTGCGCCTCGCGCACGATATGCGGCATGTCGGCTTTCTTCTGCCAGCTGTCCTTCTTCGCACGCAGCGCGACGGCCTGCTTCGTCACGCCAAATTCCTGGGCGACGTGGACGTAGTTGACCTTTGGGTCAGCCTCCCACACCGCGCGGGCCTGAGCCCATTCGGCGTCGGTCAGTTTTCCGGCCATTACTCGGCTCCAGCTGCGCGCGTGAGCTCGATCGCCGGGCGGAACGTTACCTTGCGGCGGGCCGGAATCTCGATCGGCGCCAAGGTGCGCGGGTTCACGCCACGGCGCGCGGCGCGCTGCGTGACTTCGAAGCTGCCGAGTCCCGGCACGCGAAGACGGCCAATGCCGGCACTCGCATCCGAAATCAGCCCGGTCAGCGCTTGGAGCACGGCTCCCGCTTCCGAACGCTTCACGCCCGCGCGATCGGCGAGCACCTGCACGAACAATTCCTTACGCATGATTCCCTTCGAGAGTTGCGCGGGCTCTATCGCCCGCACACTCACGATCGCATCACGACTCGCTGAATCACCCTGCGAGCGTCAAAAACCGGGCACGGATACCTTGCGCGAACCCATCGGCGCCTCGATCGTCTCTTCGAGCTCGCGCACGCGCACGAGCACCTCGTGCGGCACTTCCAGCGTCTTTTCCGTGTTCCGGTAGCACTCCAGCAGGTGGCGCCCGCCGGGCGTCGTCACGCCGCATGCGCACAGCGTCTCGACCGGGCCGTTCTCGCGGCGGCCGCACTGTGAGCACTGCACCGCCGCCGACTTGCCCTTCCCTGTGCTCAGCAGCCGCCCGAAGCAATGGCGGCAGGCGTGATCGGCCAGCACCCACCGCTCGGTCTTCGACGGCTTCGGCAGCGGGTTCGCCGGACCATCGACTGGCACTTCGCCGAACAGGAAGAGTTGTTCGCTCATGCGTTCCCCGGCGGCAGAATGCAAACCGGATGCGGGATAGCGCAACCGAACACGACCGACGTCGATTCGCTGCGCGCGATCGACACGAGCGCCTCGACGCTCGTCGCCACGTTATCGACGCTGCGCACCACGCCCCGGCCGCCCGACACGCACGTCAGCGACGCGGTACCGATGCGCGCGAGCTTGCGCGGCCGTCCGCCCTTCGCATTGCGGCCGCGCTTCGTCTCGAGAGTGCGGTTGTAGCAGCTCACGCAAATGCGATCGCCGACGAGCCGCGTCGCGCCCCGCAGGCACCGCGCACAAGTGCGCCGCTTGATGGCCGTCACCTTTATCTCGACGTGCGCATGCTTTGCGCCGAGCGGGCAGCCCGCGCAGGCCAGGTACCCGCCGCCCTTTTGCGAGCCCTGAAACTGCGTCACGCAGCGATCCACCGACAGGCTCGCGCGCAGCTTCTCGCATTCGAAGTACTGGCCTTCGACGTCGGGATAGGTGAAGTACTGGATCTCACTCATTCGAATGCCAACAGTTGATTGACGACTTGTTCCACTTCCTGTTCGGACGCGAACTTCGCGTGCCGAAGAATCTTTTCCCACACGACGCGCAGCACGGCCGCATAGACGTCGTTGAACTCAAACTCGTCGCAGCTCGCGAAGCTGATCGACTTCGCCTTGAGCTTCATTGCCCCGTCGAGCCGGTAGATCGCCTCGCAGTGCCCCGCCAGAATCAGAATGTCCTCGCGGAACGATTCGAACTCTTTGCCGATCGGCTCGCCCTTGTACGTCTTATCGACCGGCGGTTCCCACATATCGAAGGCGAGCGTCAGGAGCTTGAAAAACTTCTTGTGGAATTTGTAATTCCGGATTTTCGTCGCCTCGATGCCGACGCCAGTGCCGAGCTTGAGCGACGCGATGAACTTCTCGGCTTCCGCATCGAACGGCGCGAGCAGATTGCCCTTGACGCGCTGGAATATCGCTTTCACTGGTAATCCCCGTCGAGCACGCGGCGGCGCTCAGCCTCGTTCTTGAACCCGGCCGCGATGCGGTCAGCAGCAGGCTTGCCGTGGAAATAGACCCACTCGGCATGAAGCGCACGCTTGTCAGCGGCCGTCAGGCACTTCTCCGCGCGCCGGAAGGCCGCTTGAAGCGCCCGGCCGCAGGCGTTCGTGATCGCGAATTCGAGCGCCTCGCGCTCGGCGTCCTCGCGCGGCATCTTGTCGATGAATTCGAGCTGCGCGGCGAGCCCCTGATAGACGGCTTCGTCCTTGTCGGTCCAGTACACGCCTTTCTTGATCGCGCGCTTGGGCTCTCCGGAGAAAGCCCCGCCCGACTGAAAGCGCAGCGTAACGAGCTCGCTCACGCTCATGCACGGCCCCGGTATGAGTCCCAATCGCACGCCAGCACCCGGCCGCCGCCTTCGCGAAGGCGATCGACCACGCGCACCGACAGATACTTTTGGATGCCTTCGAGCGTCTCATTCGAAATCACGACGGTCGGCTTGCAGGCGTCGTATCGGCCATTGAGAATCGCGAACAGGATCATTTGCTCGTTGTCACCGCCGCCCTGCACGCCGACCTCATCCAGAATCAGCAGATCGGGCTCCACGAAGCGGGCGATCGACTCGCGCTCGGAGTACTTCGAGCCGGGCCGGTACGACTCACGCACGAATTGCACCGCCTCATAGGTGCGCGCAAAAAACGGCAGCGAGCCGCTGCGCGCGACCGTGCGAGCGATCGATACGGCGAGATGCGTCTTGCCCGTGCCCGGCAACCCGCACAGGATCAGGTTCTTACCCGACTCGCGCACCGACTCCCATGAACCCGCGTAATCGGCGCACGCATCGAGCACGGCCTTCTGTGCGGGCGACTCGACCACGTAGGACTTGAACGACGCGTTGGCGAAACGCTTCGGAACTTCCGCGCCCTGCCACCCGCTCAGCAGACTCGTGCGGCGCGCGTCGCGGCGCATGCCGTCTTGCTCATCGCGCGCGGCCTGGGCCTCACGCTCGGCGATGCACTTGCCACAACCACCCCACCGCTTGACGCCGCCGATCATCGCGGCCGTCTCGACATAGCCACCGTGCTTCTCGCACGTCGCGTCGCGGTACTCCATCTCGAACTTGCCGAATTCAGAAGCGACCGATTGAAATTTAGAACGTCCCATCAGCGTTAATCCCCTTGTGATAATCGATCGCTTTGTAGTCGGCCATCGTCTGCGGCTTCTTGTGAGCTGCCGCGCCGTTCGCCTTGTGCATGTGATTCCAGACCTTTTGCAGATCGCGGACCAAGATGCCGATATCGTGCTGGCACTCGGCATAGAAGCCGGTGAGCGTCAGGTAGTGCGCCACCACGAGCGGCGCCTTCTCCGCGCCGACCGTCTTCACGATCGTGCTGAGCGCTGCGTTCACCTTCGCGCTGCGCAGCGGCTCGATGCTGTAGCGATTCAGGTAAGCAGCCGAGTACGCTTCCCACGATGCCGTCGTCGGTGCGGGTTCCTTTTTCGGAGCCTCTTTTTTCGGCGCTGCCGGAGTCGCGTCAGCGGCTTCGGGAAAGAGTGAATCCTTGCTCGTAGTCAGTCCTTGCTTAGAATCAGTACTTACTAGCGTCGGATTTGCCGTATGCGGAAAAGCCGTAAGCGGCAAACCCGCATGCGGATCGACCGTATCCGGATTTTCCGTAAGCGGCGAAGCCAATTCGACCACCGGAGCGGTAGCAAACTCGGACACCATGTAGTCGGTCCCGCCGAACGTGCCGTCACCCTTCTTCGACTGCACGCGCTGAAGGTAGCCGACCGTCAGCAACTCCTTGAGCAAACCATAGACGGCGTCGCGCCCGGACTGCTTCGCCGAGGCAGCCGTTTCGTTGACGAGATTGGCCGGTGAGACGGTCCAATGGTCCGGCTTGCCGAGCAGGAAGATCAGAAGCCCACGCGCGCCCCACGAGAGGCGCTGATCCTCGCTGATGCGCTTGTCGAGAATATAAAAATTGCCGTCTGGTCGGGCGGCCCGAATAATCGCCATTACTGGTCAAGCTCCTGAATAAACACATCGACGCGCGGCTCGTCGCCGTAGCGCTTTTCTCCCGCATCCGAAACGACTTGGCTGTCGTCCTTGTAGACGACACCGTTCATCGCATCGAGCACGGCTTTTTTAAGGTTGTCCAAATCGGGCTTGCTCGTCGGGTAGATCGAGCCCACGCGCGCAGCTTCACGCTTGCGCAGCGGCCACGAGGCGGGGATTGGCAAGACGCAATCGATGCGGGCGAACAGCGCGCCTGTCAGCGGTTCTATGCCGATCATTGCGCGCAGCGCCGCAGTGCGCACCGTCATTTCGAAGTCGGCCGTCGTCTTGGGCGTATAGGCGTGAGCCACGACCCGCTTGCCGATGCGGCGCGTCGTGACGCGCGCGCGAGCCTTCGGCACCGGCTTGGTCCGCACCGAAAAACTAATCGTCTGACGTGAAGCCGAAATTACGTCTTGACAAACGCCCGCTTTCACCAATTCATCACCAATTTTTATTACCTGCTAGGTACAATCCATCTCAGTCAGCAAGAACTGATGGATTGCAGAGGCCATGCAGCGTGATCTTGCTGCCGGATGCCTCGATGATTTTTGCGGCCATCTCGACCGAAGGACGCTTTCGCGTCTCATAGATCAGCTGGCGGATGTAGGAGAGTTTTGTACCGGCCTTCTCCGCCAAGGCGGTGAGCCCGTCGGTACCGTGGGCTAGGTAGTATTCGTAAAGAGTCATGCGGCGAACTTTACCCGGTAGATAAACCAAAGTAAAGCCCGCCCGGGGGTGACAGGGCTTGCGCGGCAGGGAAAGTCCCGCGATGATTGGCCCGGCAGGACAATTCTTTCAAATAGAAAAAAAACCACCCTTCACCACAGGGCTAGAGCTGAAAATGGAAATCAAAGAAACAAGACTGAACAACTTCATGACGCTGGCGAGCGGCTACACAAAGATCGTGGACTTTTGCGATGCGATCCAAATGGCGCCGAGCTACTTCAGCCAAGTGAAGCGCGGGCAAAAGATGATCGGCGACGATCGGGCGCGGCAAATTGAGGAAGCACTATCTCTGCCGAAAGGATGGATGGATATGCCGCACGATCAAAGTGCGGAGCCACAGCGGCTCCCCTCAGATGAGCTCGGCGTGGCGTATGCACTGGCAAGCCTTCCCGAAGCAATCAAGCAGCGAATAAAGAGTCTCGTGTACGACCTAGCTGCCGACTACGCAAGCCGAACCCCTTCGTCACACGGCACCAGCAGAAGCCCAACACGAAGCAAACGCCAGGAACCAGCCGACGACGAGGATGGATCCACAGCTGCCAAACTCGTTCGCGCTGATTTGTTTGCTGTTTGAGATACGGAGGCTCTATGAAAAGGAGCTCCGTCCAAATATTAGAAGCCCTGCCTCTTAAAGAGAGTTGGGCCTGTTGGAAAAGATCAGACGGCAGATGCTATGCCGCGACAATACAGAGAGACTTGTTCGGGGGATGGTCGATCATTGCCCTTTGGGGCTCTGAGAATAATAGTAAAGCCGGTGGGCAAGCCATCCACCCGGTCACAAGCCGCGAAGACGCTGAAGAGTTTATGGAAGCGTTGCACCGCGCGCGCATCGCACACGGCTACCGGCCGTTCTAGCTGCACCCCTTCTACCCTGCGCTCGTCAGGGTGACATCGACTCATACCATATCAGTCATACCATGCCACACGCTCAGGCGCACCATGCGCTCTATTCGTGGCGATTCCGACAATGGTGTTGCAAAAATACACCTATTAGGTGAATTATTCGGGTGAAAACTTGTTGACCTGCAAGGTACATTCGGTGATAGAATTTATCTCAGGGATTAACACAAGGTAAAGTCCCGCAACCGGAGAATCACCATGCCCGCAGCACGTAATCTTTCCGTTGTTTCCGAGCGCCAATCGGCCGCTGAGCACGTCCAATCCCTGTCCCGCCCGATCATCCGCACGTCGAAGTTCGTGCCGAGCGAAGCGCACAAGCGCATGTATGAGCTGCTCGGCATCAATTGGGTCGGCCATCCCGATTACAAGCCGAACCCGCGCCACAGCCACAACCCGGATATCTACGTTCCGGGCCGTCAAGAATTCCTGAATCACATCGCCTACCGTGCGCGCGTCGATCGCGAGCGCAACCCGGCTTTCCGTCGCGCTGAAGCCATCCGCGCCGTCATCTAATCCGCCACGAGGAACACTCCGATCATGGGTGCAAACGAACTCCAGACGTTCGCGCAGAACAGCGCGATCAACGCCTTCAATATCCCGGAAAACGAGCTGATCGAGACGCTCGAAGCAAGCCTCTACCCGGGCGCGTCGCACAACAGCATTCGGCTCGTCGTCGGCTACTGCAAGGCATCGGCACTCGACCCGATGATGAAGCCGGTTCACATCGTGCCGATTTGGGACAAGAACACGCGAAAGATGCGCGACACGATCATGCCGGGCATCGGCCTGTATCGCACGCAAGCATCGCGCACCGGCCAATACGCGGGCATGACGGAGCCCGAATTCGGGCCGGACGTCACCGAGACGCTCGACGGCGTGAAAGTCACCTATCCGCAGTGGGCAAAAGTCATCGTTGAAAAGCTGATGCCGAACGGCACGATCGCGAGATTCGCGGCGAAGGAGCTCTGGAAGGAAAACTACGCGGCGGCGAAGAACGACACCGCAGCGCCGAATTCCATGTGGAAGCGTCGCCCGTATGCGCAGCTTGGCAAGTGCGCGGAAGCGCAGGCGCTTCGCAAGGCGTTTCCCGAGAGCATCCCGGCACAGCCGACCGCCGAAGAGATGGAAGGCCGCCACACCGAAGTCGATATGGGCGCGGCCGATCAAGTCGGTCAGCCAGCCGACCAGCAGCCGCAGCATGGCATCAAGCGCAAGTCGGAAGGCGCGGCCGCCGCTCAACCGGCGACGAAGGCAGCCGAGAAGGCGGGCACCGTGATCGACGGAGAAACCGGCGAAATCATCGAGCAGCAGCCCGCCGCAGCCGCGCAGCAGCAACCGGCCGCCCAACAGAAGGCAGCCGCTCAGCAAGCGCAGCAAGCCGCTCCGGATGACGCCGAGCCGGTCGATAACTCGGCAAGCCCGCCCGCTTCCGAAGGGCTCATCAAAGTCGCGCAGAACAAGGTGAAGAGCGCCGGGCTTACCGACGAAGCCGCGCTCGCCGCGCACGGCCTGAAGAGCTACGAAGGCATGAGCACGGCGACGGCGAACAAGATCATCGCGTGGGCAAAGGCGAACAAGCAATGATCGCCCCGCGCTTCGACGCCGATACGCATACGTACTGGCTCGGCGAGCGCAAGGTTCCCGGCGTCACGTCGATCCTTGCGCCGCTCGTGGACTTCAGCTTCATCAAAGCAGAAGTCCTCGCACGCAAGGCGGCGCTCGGACAGGCGGTTCACTTCGCGTGCGAGCTCATGGATCAAGACGATCTGGATTGGTCTACCGTACCCGCCGAGCTCCTGCCGTATGTCGAATCCTATGCGCAATTCAAGGTGGACACCGGGTTCGTGCCGCACGCGATCGAACGCAAGGTGTTTCACCCGACGCACTTCTATGCCGGAACGCTCGACGGGACCGGCCTGATCTACGGAGAGCCCGCCCTGCTCGATCGGAAGTGCGTCGCGCAACTGAGCCCGGCAACCGGCGTGCAGACCGCAGCGTATCTCGAAGCACTGAAAGCCGAAGGCGACACCTTCGAGCACCCGATGCCGAAGAAGCGCTTTGCGATCCAGCTGCGACCAGACGGCAAGTATCGATTGAAGGAATACCGCGAGCCGACCGACTGGCCGACCTTCCTAGCCCTAAAAACAGTGTTGAGCTGGAATCAACGAAACGGAGTGGAAAAAAATGACGAACATTAACGAAGCCGAAGTCCACGCAGTCACCGAAGCCGCCATCGTGCCGTTCACCGGCCGCACCGTCACCGTCAACCTGCCGGACGCCGACGCGCTCGCGGAGACGGTCAACGAAGCGACGCTCACCGCACAGAGCTACACGATCGACAGCGCCGACGTGCTCGCCGTGGCGAACGACGATCTGCGCGACATTGCGCGCGCCGTGAAGGAAATGGACGAGCTGCGCACGTCCTACGTGAAGCCGCTCAACGACGAAGTCAAATTCATCAACGACGCCTTGCGCCCGCACATCGAAGGTATGAAGCAAGCGCGCGGCATCCTTGAGCCGAAGATTCTCGCCTTCCAGCGCGCCGAAGCGGCCCGCATCGCCGAAGAGCAGCGCAAGGCGAACGAGGCAGCCGCCGCCGAACGCCGCCGCCTGGAAGAACAGGCACGCGCCGCACAGGCGAAGGGCGACGAGGAAACCGCGTCAGCGCTTGTCGTGGCCGCCGAAGTCATGGTCGCACCCGTCGTGACCAAGACGTACACGACCAAGGGCACCGGCACGAGCTCGCGCAGCACATGGTCGGCCGAAGTGACCGACCTGCTTGAGCTCGTCCAGTACGTCGCAGCGAACCCGCAATTCATCGGCCTGCTGCAAGCGAATCAGGTGGCGCTCAACGGTCAGGCGAAGTCGCTCAAGGCCGCGATGCAGATCCCGGGCGTGAAGCCGGTCGAGACGACCGGGCTGGCCGTTCGCAGCAAGTAATCCACACGCGGCCCGCCTGCCGGGTCGCATTTTCAGAGAGAAGCATGGCATCCGTCAATCGCGTAACAATCGTCGGCAATCTCGGCGCCGATCCAGAAACCCGCTATCTGCCGAGCGGCGACGCCGTCGCGAATATTCGCGTTGCGACGACCGATCGCTACAAGGACAAGACCACCGGAGAGCAGAAGGAAGTCACCGAGTGGCACTCCATCTCGTTCTTCGGCCGCCTCGCTGAAGTCGTCAACGAGTACCTGAAGAAAGGTGCGTCGGTCTACGTCGAAGGCAAGCTCAAGACGCGCAAGTGGCAGGATCAGTCGGGCAATGACCGCTACTCGACCGGCATCGTCGCCGACACGATGCAGATGCTCGGCGGACGTCGCGAAGGCGGCGACAGCGGCGAAGGCGGCGGCTACGAGCGCAGCGCACCGCGCCAGCAGAGCCAAGGCGGCCAGCAGCAGCAACGTCGCGCACCGCAAGGCGGCGGCGGCTTTGATGAAATGGACGACGACATACCTTTCTGATTTGTAAGCATTCCGAAGTAGTTTTGTAGTTTTTCAAACCCTATAGGAGTTACACCGTGGCACGAGTAGCAAAAGCAGCAAAGCGTTTTCCGATTCAATCGGCACAAGCCGCATACGCAGCCGGTTTTCTGACGGCCGCGCAGCAACACGCGAACATTCTGATGCACGGCGCCCGCTCGTTCGGCGAGGCGATCGACCAGTATCAGAAGATCGAGCGCGAAATCGGTGAAGTGGCGAAGACGCACTTGACGAACGACCTGAAGGCGCAAGGCGCCAAGCTCGACGGCATGGACTTCAAGCTCGAAAACACGGCCAAGGGCCTCTTTGTCGAGCTCGTGCCGGTCCAGCTGCCGCCGGAAGTGCAGAAGGCAGTCGGCGAGGCCGAGAAGCAAATGGCGGCCAAAAAGGCCCCGGCCAAGCCCGCCGCGAAGCGCGCGCTGACGTCGGTCAAGTAAGGCGCTGGTTCGAGTGTTCCGCTCCGAGAAGTACCTGGCCCTCGTGCGCAAGCTGCCGTGTGCGCAGTGCGGCGCGAAGCCATCTCAGGCGGCGCACTCGAACCTTCTGATCCACGGCAAGGGAAAGCAGATCAAGGCGAGCGATGCCGCCACCTTCCCGCTCTGCCGCGACTGCCATGCCCACTTCGATCAGGGCGGCGTCGCGAGCGAAGAAGCCGAGGCGCTCACCTACCAGTGGATCGCGGACACCCACATTCAGCTCGTAGAGCTCGGGCAAATCAAGTTTTAAGGCAGATAAGCATGAGAACGTTGGACGTAATTGAGCACGAGCTGAAAGCGGCGTTTGCCGTGCAGGATCCACTCGTCACGCAGTTGAATGATGCCGTGCGAGCGTCGCACCAAGGCCGCCCACCCCTTTCGACGTCGGAATACGACGCGCTCAAGGCGCGAGTCGATGAAGCGCGCGGCGCCGTGCAAAAGCTGATTCAAGAGCGCAAGCGCACCCGGGCCGCCGTTCGCGGCGGGAGCACGCCCGAACAGATCGCGGGCGCGATCGAGTTGCTCAAGCGCAGCGGATTCGTCGTCGTACACGGGAGAGCGGAATGAGCAGCCACTTCGAAATGGCACAGCGCGGCACGTTGAATTGCGCCCCGAATGACGTTGCGATCGCTGGCCCGGTCGCGATCAAAGCGACACGCAAGCACAGCCACTACTTCAAGCCGTGCCCGTTCGATGAAATCGACGTCTACCGCGTGCTCGAACTCTTCAGCATCACCGATCAGGCAATCGGTCACGCCATCAAAAAGCTGCTCGTCGCAGGCGGTCGCGGTGGAGGCAAGAGCATCGACAAGGACATTCAGGAAGCGATCGACACCCTCGAACGATGGAAGGACATGCGCGCGGAAGAAATAAACGCCCGCATGTTCGCCGAGGTAGCAAACACACAGCAGTGATCCACAGGACCGGCCGCCGCGCCGGTTCCATCCGCAGCATAGAGAAACGAAATGCCCGTCAGCAAGAAACGCAAGACCACGAAAGCGAAGTCCGCAGTCCAAAGCCTCAAGAATCAGTTGATCGCGAACGCTCAGCGCGACCACGCGCGCGACGTCAAGCGCAACACCCTGCCCTTCTCGCACCCGCTTAACCTGTTCGCGCTCGACAAGGTGTTCGGGCCGGTCGAGGCAATCATCGCGAGCATGCAAGAGAGCGGCGACGTCTACGTGCATCAAGGCGACCCGGTTTTTTTCCACGAGGCTGACGGCGTCTGGTACCCGATCATTCCGACGTTTCACGAGATGTGCAACACGTTCGAAATCGCATCCGCGAGCATCGGCGCCGAAGCCCAAACCGAAGGCGTGCGCGGGCTGATCCGCAAGCTGCACTATTGCATGCCGATCAATGAGCGGGACACGGCCGCCGCGCTAGAATCCGTGCGCTGGATGCGGGAACTCACCATGCCACTCACCCCGGCGCAAATGTCCGGCTACATGCGAACGACGCAAATCAAGGCCGAGCTCGCCGCGCGGGGGCTCACAAAACACTGACGACAACATGAAAAAACTGCTGCTTGCCCTTCTGATCGCTTCGCCCATCGTCGCCCAGGCCGAGAAAATCGGCGGCTATTTCCTCCGCTCGGACGGCGCCGGGAATGCACTCATGCTCACGATGATCCCCTGCCCTATTCCGCAGTGGGCCGATCAGAAGGTCGCGTCCGAGTATGTCGGCGGCGAACGCGCGCGGCGCGGCTGCTGGAAACAGGACGCAGGCGGCAGCAAAGGCGTCACGATCCACTACACGAACAACACCACCGAGCGAGACTGGCTTGACCGATTCGAATTCAGCGACAAAGTCCCAACCCTCTAACTCGGCGATCGCACCCTACGCGTGCCACAACAAGCCGCGCGAAGTGCCGACCTATCTCGCGCAGGACGGCTATTTTCCGGCCGTCGATGACGGATGGGGCTATTGGAGCCGCGCCGCGCGTTACGTCGAAGTGCCACACGTCATGAGCACCGAGTGCCGGTACGACCACCGCACAGACGACCCACGTTGCTCCGGGTGCAAAGAAAGCGTTTCCGCCTGAGGTAAACCGGCGCCGCAAGGTAAAGGCGCCGGGCAAAAACTTTATCTCTCAGGTTGATTTATTTATCTCTCACGCCTAAAATCTTTCCACGACTGACGCGCCGTTTTGCTCGTCAGTAAATCTGAAACGCGCCTTGACGCGCGCCACAAAGGGACGGGGAAAGATGGGCAGCATTGTGATGGATCGAATCGCCGAGCTCGAATCGCAGCTCGAACAGACGCAGCGCGACCTGAGCGCCACACGCATTCACGAGAAGGCAATTCGCCTCGATGAGCGCCAGAAAACGGCCGACGCGATCAATCGCGCGATGGACAACGGCGCGAAGGGTTGTGCTTATGGCGTGCCGGACGACAATAACTGGCTCGCGCCGTACTGGATCCTCGGCCGCGAGAAGGCGGTGCAGGCGAAGCAACTCAACCGGGCCGCCGAGCACCGTAAGGAGCTCGCGAACGACTTCGATGCGACGCTCGAAGAGCTGCGCCCGGCGATGGAGCTGATTCTTGCGAATCGCGAGTACTTCGGCGCCAAGATCGGCGAGCGTCTGGTCCCGGTCCTCACCGACTTTTTCCTGAAAGCCTACGCCCAGGCGCCCGCCGACGAGAAGACCGAGCCGAAAAACTTCGGCGGCCACGAGCTCGTTCACTTCGTGCGCGGCGTGCAGGCGATCGCCCCGAACGGGACGCACGTTGGCGTCGCCACTACAGAGGACGGGAGCGGCTACGCCATTCGACTCACATCGCACAAGGGACTGGAAACCGAGTACACGACTGAGCTCGCGATCAAGGCTGGTACGCTCGAAGTCGTACTCGAACTGATCGTGCATCTCACTGGCCTTCGCCTGCCGCACTTCGGACGGCCCCTCGTCATCAATCACGGATGAGCCAAGCCAAGTGCCGTCTGTTCGGGCATCGGCGCCCGGACAGAAACACCACCGTCTTCTCGACGCCGACCGCCACGATCTACCAGTGCCCGCGCTGTGGATCGGCCGTGAAACGCGAGCCTGAAGGCGTGAAGACCGTGCGCCGCGCGGCCGTCGCGACCGGCTCCTTCCCTACCCCTGC